ACGGTGGGCATTGGGGCGGGGGCCTACGACCAGCTCCCCGCCGAGGCGGTCTCGATTAAGGGTGGGTCCGAGCCCGTGGATTGGCAAGACGGCCGCGAGACGGAGCACGACTTTTACGACCTGCGGGCGCAGCTGTGCTGGGCCTTGCGTCTCGCCCTGAAAAACGGAGAGATCCACTTGCAAGCCCCCTCGGACCGCTTCGTGGAGGACCTCTGCGCACCGCGCTATTCTTTTCAGCGGGATCAGCAGATTCGCGTGGAGTCGAAGTCCGACATCAAGCCGCGTCTCGGGCGGAGCCCCGACCTAGGAGACGCGGCGACCTACGTGGTGGGGGTTGACAAGCTTCAGCTAGCCGGTAATACAATGCCTTTCGCCGTCGTATGACCGTGCTGCTTTGGCTTTTGCTGTATCCGCTCGTGGCCGCCACTTCGACGGCAATCCGCGTGCGGACTACTGACATGGATGTAGGGCAGCAGTCCAAGGCGCAAGCGGCGGTGTATCTTACAGGCACGATCATCTTGCTGACATTACACTATGTTTGACTTTGGCGCTACACAGCGAGCCGTTCAGGTGGCCGATACCTTCACGGTGTCCGACATGCTCGGCATCAGCGACTTCGGTCGGCCCTCAGAGCGGGATCAACGCGAGATGCTACGGGGCACCTTCGAGGCGTGCGTGCGCCTTCGAGCGCGTCGGTTCGCGGAGTCGGTTATCCCGTCGCGCCGCGGTGCAGGGCTTCAAGTGCAACGAGAGACGGCGGATGGCTTCGAGCAGGTGGAGCCAGATCACCCGTGGCTCCAACTAATCCGCTCGCCGAATCGCTACCGGTCGGGGTATGTCTTCTGGAAGTGGGTATCTCTTGCGCGTGATCTTCAAGGCCGCGCACCACAGCTCATCCAGGACGATGACCGCGGGCTTCCGGAGCAGCTCTTAGAGATCTTCGCGGAGTTCGGGCGAGTCCGGCCTCTCGCGAACGAGGATGGCGGCACGAGCGGATACCTCTATAGCCGGCAGGATGGGCAGGACGTTCGGCTGGAGAAACGGCAGGTGATGGAACTGAAGCGGTCTGATCCGCACAGCCCCTATGAGACGCAGTCTCTACTGGAGTCACTGGCCTTCGAGGTGGCCGGAGACCGGTTTGCCAGTCAGTACCGGCGCAACGCCTTCGAGTCGGGGCGGCCGCCGATGGTGGCGCTCTCTACCGACCAAGACTTGACGACTGAGCAGGCAACCGCCCATGGAGAAAGCTTCAAGTCAAAGTTCATGGACCGGCGAGGGAACGTGCAAGGCATCCCCGTGCTTCCGAATGGTCTCTCGCTGGAAGATATTTCACTTGATCCGGAGTCCTTCCAGATGCTCGAAGCACAGGGGCTCGACCAGAAGGTGATTCACAAGGTGTGTCAGGTGCCCGAGCCGCTTCTAGAGATGGATAGCAATCGAGCCGAAAGTGAAGAGGCACGAAGGCACTTCATGGGCTCGACCATCCAAGACTTGCTCACCGAGGCCGCGGCGCAGCTCACAGAGGGGCTGCGCGAAGCGTTCGAGCCGGAGGGACGTCTCCGCGTCATCGCGCCAAACGTAGAGCCAACTGACAAGCGCGAGCAGGCCGAGACGGACCGCATCTTGGTGCAGTCGGGCCTACGCACCCGAAATGAAATCCGTGAGCGAGACGACTTGGAGCCTTACGACACTGATGTGGCGGGGGAACCGACGGTGCCCCAAGGACAAGTGCCCCTGTCGATGGCCGGCGGGCCGCTGGGGGCTGTCGGGCAGGCATCGGCCGACCCAGATGACAAGGTATCGGATTTTCTGTAGGCGTCGCGCCTGCCGAGCGCAGGCGTCTGCACAAGGCTGGCCTCCTTGGCCTCGGGGGCATGACCCGCGCGCTGGAGACGGGTATCTGGTCCGGGCTTTCCGAACAAGAACGGGACCTGATACGGCAGACCGAAGCCGAGGAAGCAGAAGAGGAGCAGAAGCCGATTGAGGATGACCTCGCGGAAGCGATCAGTGTAATTTTCGGCGTGACCGCTGAGGAGGTACAGCAAGCCTTAGAGGATGGCGATTTTTCGCTGCTTGGCGACGAGGAACCGGGTGAGCTGCTTCGGGCCGAGCGGGTTTTAGACGAGGAGCAATTGGAGCGACGCATCCGGCAGGCCCTCCAGGGACGGAGCATCGACGGAACTGAACTCTCACCGCAGGGCATCGAAGCGGCCGCTGAGAAAGGTGCGGAGGTGGCGTTGAAGCAGATGAATGCGAGTGGCGCCTTTAATCCAGGCGATCCCGCAGTGCAAGAGGCGACCCAGGCGCTCAACGAGCAAGCCAAGGGGATCTCGCAGACGACCCGTGAGCGGATTAACCGTAAAATCCGCCAAGTCCAAAGCGATCCAGATAAGACAGTAGAGGATGCCGCCACCGAAATCGTAGAGGATCTGCGGGAGCAAGCCGGTGAGGGGGAAGACGTAGGCCCGCGGGCGCGACGCATCGCCGCTACGACGGTTAACACCGGCTTCGAGGCGGGGCAGATGAGCGCGATGCGTGAAGTAGGGGCTGAGGGGCGAACGTGGATCAGTCACCGCGACGATCGGGTCCGTCCAGGGCACTTGGAGGCCGACAGCGAAGGGCAAGCGCGGCGGCTGGAGGAGCCGTTCAACGTGTCGCCTCAAAGGGGGCTTCCGCAAGAACAGCGGGAGGAGCTAATGTACCCAGGCGATCCGAGTGGGAGCCCAAGCAATGTCATATTTTGCAGGTGTACTCAAGCGCCGATACTCACCGAAGAGGGTCTGGAAGAGGCCCAAGCGACGGAGCCGAACCTCGACAACCCTCCACAGCTTTCTGGTGCGGCATGACTGATGTTAAAAAACCGGAGCCGCCACCGAACCAGCGGCTCAACGACTACTGGCGGCCAAGCCCCACGCAGACGCGGATAATAGCAATCTTAATGCGGCTAGCGTATCTCGCTACGCTATTCGGAGTTGCCTTCGCTTCTCATGGGTGATTCACAGTCCAAATATGATGTGGGTGATGAGTGGACCACATACGGACAGTTCAAGGAAGCTCTACGCTACTACCCTGACGACGCCCCTAGGTCGGGAGTAGTGACGGAGGCGGCAGCGTTCAACGCTACATCGTACTGCGTTCTCTTTAGGAATTAGGCAGTAGCAGACCACAGCATGAGCGAGCCACGCGCTACATATGACGTGGGGGATCGCCTCCCAGACCTGACCGCTGAGGAGGTGCGGGCCGTGACGCAATGGGCGCGGCGCGTGAAGGCAGGACAGGAGGTCCGCTTGTGGCGAGATAGTGACGGGCGGCTATGTGCCCTACCCGTTAAGCACGGGGATGTGGAGAGGGCCTGAAACACTTGTCCTCGTACGGAAGTAAAGGGCAACAGACATTCAGTTGCTATCACAGGTAGCACGACGTTCTAGGCATTAGACTCTAGGCGGTTCTGGCTCGCGCCGGGACCGCCTTTTCTTTTTGCTCTGCTTAGATTTATAGCACGCCAGACGACCCGCTCCGCCTCTGGCATACGGACACGGCGTCTAACTAGGCTTTGCGGAAGGCGAACGAGGTGACAAAGGAGGAAGGCAACACCGAGCCATACGACGAATCGGACCTTCGATTTATGCAGGCACGCGCTGACGTTGAGGATCTGAGCGAGGGGGATCTGGTCTCTTGGGATTCGGCGGGCGGCACCGCATATGGCATGGTAGAGACAGTCGCCACAGGCGAGACTGTCTCCGGAAACACCGAGCCAGAAGACGCCGAGCACGAGACGTCCGAAGACAATCCGGGGCTTATCATTGAGCTGGTAGAGCGGGACGATGAGGGTGAAGTGGTTGGCACCGGTGATACGGTGTTTCACCGCCCCGACACGGTGACAATGGCTGACGAGAGTGATGTACCTGAGGACCGGTCGGCGCGGAGCCTGGAAGGCCAGAGCTACCAGAGCCGGATCAACGATCCGGAGATCCGGGAGACGGCCGACGGCACGATCACTGTGAAGGTGATGACCGATCAGGTTGCCCGCGACGGAATGGTGCTTGACCCCGAGGGCCTCCGGACGGAGGACTACATGAAAAACCCGGTCGTGCTTTGGGAGCACGGCCAAGACCCGAGGCGCGGTGCTGAACCCGTAGCTCGCTGCAAGAACCTGATGCGCAAAGACGACGGCTACGTGGCCGAGATTGAGTTTGCGGGCGACGAGTTTGCCCAGCGCATTGAAGGCAAGATGCGGGATGAGTTCTTGAACGCGGTGAGCGTCGGCTGGAAGACCGAAGACGTGCAGCGGGAAGAGCGAGGCGATGGGATGGTGCCCGTGGTCCGCGAAAGCGACATGACGGAGTTCTCCGTGGTCGGTGTGCCGGCAGACACCGACGCGCTCGTCCAGAGCCGAATGCACGGGCTGCCTGCCACGCCGGAAGAGCCGATTGGGATGTTTGAAACGATGTGTCAGGGCTTGATTGTTGCCGAGGCGACGCGGCGCACGCAGGAGGGGATGACGATGGCACAGGCCAGAAAGGCTGTCCGCCGTGAGATTGAACAGGAGGTGCCTGGCGGAATGGATGAGGTCAAGTTTATGGAGTGCCCCTTCGACGGGATGCCTGATCCGATGGGGGCTTTTGAGACACTAGGATCTATCCTCCAGGTCGGCACCGACCTGCTAATGCGGGCGACTGAGGTCGACGGGTGTATGTACGACACAGACCGGTCTAAGACAGGAGAGGAAAATCGCACGAGTCAAGACGATGAAGACAGTCGCAGTGATTGCGGCTGCACGGGTGAGGGTACGCCCTCATCGCCCTCCGCTTCTGGGGGTACGCCGCCAGAGGCCGAGCGCGACGACGCCCCAGGCATTGAGCCGCTGGTCCGCCTGGCCCAAGAGATTGGCGCAGAGAGAACGAAGAAGATTGCCGAGCGGATTGGCACCGGCAAGCTGAAACGCCTCGTGTCCCAGCTTGGAGCCGGGCGTGTGGCAAAGCTTCGCCGGAAGCGAGCCGACCGTAAGGCGAAAAAGCAGTTGGGCGTACTCTAATCACATAGATTCTACTTAGAACGATGGATCTTTCTGAGGTTGACTCTACCGACGAACTGAGCGACGAGCAGGTGCTTGACCTGCTCACCGACGCTGACGAGGAAGAAGTTGAGGAGCGCAAGGACGAGGTGGCCGAGGGCCGCGGCGGAGATGGCGAGAGCCCGTCTGTGCGCGGCGAAGAAGGTCGTGAGGCATCCGTAACCGATCGCCGCAACGATAGCGAGGTGCAGAAAGCGCACCACACGCTTCGCATGATCATCGCGGCGGGGCAGGGGCAGGCGCACGAGGCCGGGAAGCATGCCCGCGAGCTCTATGACGCAGGTGCTTTCAAGAAGCCGGACGTCCGGTCTGCGCTTTCTGATCAGCGCGCGGCGGGAGACTTTTACAGCACCGTTGTCGACGCGGATGGAGGCATCCTTCTTCCTACGGAGGTGCGCGACAACATCCAAGAGCTTGCCGATCAGGTGGGCGTGGCCCGCCAGATTACCGACACGTTCGAAAACGTGCGCGGCTCGATCCGGCAGCCTGCAGGCACTGGCGTTGAGGACCAGGCCGACTTTGTAGACGAGGGCGGTGAGATTACTGCCTCGAAGCGGGCCTTCCAGTCGGTGCTGCTGAACCCCAAGAAGGTCGCGCAGATCATCCCGTGGAGCTATGAGGCGCAGATTGAACTTGCCCCTCAGATCCTCGAGGACGTGCAGGAGGCGCTCGCGCGATCTTTTACCCGCGCAGAGGACGACGCGCTCTTCAATGGGGATGGGTCTAGCGACTACAATGGCATCGACGGGCTCTTTAGCGCGAACAAGTCGGTTCCGACCACCACGATCGGAGCGACGGGCGACGACGACCCGGCTGACATCGGTCCCGACGAGCTTATCCTCCAGCAAAATGAGCTTGACGAAGGTGCGCGCGACAAGGAGAACCTGTATTACGTCTTTCACCCTGACCTTCGTGCCATCTTTCAGACGAAGAAGGACGATAACGGCCAGTACCTCTTCGACTTCGTCGAGAATGAGGATGAGCCGGACGAGCTGAAGGGTATTTCCGTACTTTACACGGAGGTCCTTCCGGGGCAAGGGCCCAACGCCAACACGCAGTTTGGGTCCTTGGTCAACGGGCGCTACATCCAGATGGCTCTTGGCGAGGACATGACGACCGAGGAGCTTCGGCAGGGCCAGATTAAGGATGCCGATACAGGTGACACGATTAACCTCGCCACACAGGACCTCCGCGCCCTGAAGGGACGCGCGTTCTTCGACCTGGACTTCAACTTCGACACGGCAGCGGCCAACTTCCAGACGAACTCCTAATCCTCATGGCTCGGCGCTTTCCTGATCGGACTGAGGTGCGGCCTGGGGCGCAGCATCCCCGCACTCCGGGCACCTACCAAACGCGCCCGATGCGCCCCGCTTCTGCGGACTCTGACGGAGACTCCTCTGGTGAGGACTATCCCAATGAGTCCGCCGGGGCGACCGGCATTGAGCACAAGGGCGGTCCGTAGTATCGCGTGCGCCTCAGCGGCGAGGTGATTGAGGAAAGCGTCCGGGGCAAAGAGCGCGCGGAGCAGGTCCTCCATGAGGCGCTTGGGGGCGAAGGCGAGTAATCTGTGTAACGCTGTTATATAGGATGGCTTGTTATACAGCATGACTGGCGCCACGCCAATCCTCACCGTTCCTGATGTAGAGCAGGAGGCCCTTGGGTCAACCAGCGTGCCCGGGGAGGCGCGCCTTGTGACAGAGCGAGCGATTGAAGAGGCGCAGGCGCGAGTTGCGGCGTTCCTCCGTCGCTCAGTGATGATTCATAAGGCGACGGAGGGCGCAAGGGACTGGCGTCGGGATGAGGCTGGCGACAAACGTTGGCGGCACCGCACGCGGGCCTGGCCAGTCGTGCAGGTGGAGACAAGCGACTACGATGCCCGCTTCGACGACAGGCACTTGGTGACCTCTACGCGAGAGTCCGACCAGGTAGCATATTTCGCTGGGTGGAAGCGAAGAGATCAAAGCCTCTCGGACTTGCCGACTGGATTAGGGGAGGCCCTTGATGGACTGACGAAAGAGCCCCCGACTGTTCCGGGTGACATCCGCCGCGTGGCGCTCAAGCTTACGCTCCACGAGCTCATCCAGGCCGAAGAGGGGATCGGCATTCAGACGCTCACGCAGGCAACAGGCGGCGGCACGGCAACCGTTAACGGCCCGGACCCACAGGCGCCACGGCGCCTCCTCGAAAGCATCAGCAGCTACAAGACAAGCCCGTTTTAAGCCCATGCCGCCTCGTCCCGGCGAGGTCTTAAACGAGGATGCCGACATGCAGGCGGCGGCCCAGCGTGGGCTGACGAAAGGATCGCGCCTGCTCGCGGGAGCCGCCACAAACCGATTTATGCGGCGCGGCGGCACAAATACAGGCAGAAATACCCAGACGGGGCCGGGGAGCCTGCGGCGCGCCACCGGCCGTCTTGCGCGAAGCCTGATCGGCGCTCGCCAAGACCGGGGCTCAGAAGAGGGCATCTTTGACCTTACCCCGACGCGCGGCGGGACGCGCCTCACGTTCGGGTCGGAAGTGCCGTACGCCGCGATTCACGAGCACGGCGGCACGCAGCAGGTTACGGCGAAGCAGCGCCGGTTCTTTTGGGCAAAGGCAATCGAGACGGAAAAGGACAAATGGAAAGCGATGGCTTTATCCGACACGCTTGAGTTCCCCGAGCGCCCGTACCTTCGCCCTGCCCTGGAAGCGACCATCGGCGACATCGTGGGCATCGTAGAAGACGAGGCCGTAAAAGAAATCATCGGCGGTAGCTCGTAATGCTTGTTTCACAGCGAGACAAACAGGTCGACCTGGCCGAGTTAGTAGAGACTGCCGCTGGGCGGCACAAGAGCGGCCTCACGCTAGAGACGCACCACCGCCTTGCCAGCGAGGGGGGCGTCGCGTCGCCGCGGGACCGGGACCGCGTGATGGGAGAGCCAAACTATTACTGCGAAGTCCTGCCGATCGGGTCGCCAACGGACTCAGAGTTTGCGTCCGGGGAGACCCAGGCAGTTGCCCACGCTTTCGATATTTTTCTAGTCTATCAGTTTGAAGAGCATTCCCAGTATTCCGGCTCAACGCAACAAACTTTTGATCTGATTACGGAGGGGCTCAGTCCGCTTGGGGTCCTCCCCGAGCTGCGGGAGGCATCGGTACGACAGATCGGTGCTGTCCCCGTCACGTACCGACCTCCTGGGCAAATTGATAAGGACATTGTCGGCCTCGGTCAGCGCGGTGGCGGCTTAGACCGAGCCCATCGCCTTCAAGCGCAAATTACTTTAGTCGAACCTTCTTAGCGATATGGCTACGTTCCAGAACTCACAGCTCGAAAAGGTTGAGGTGAACTCTCAGGCGTCCGCGACGGGGGCGATTGCTTCAGAGGACATCCGCACGGAGAATACGAGCCTCGACTCCACGGTATCTGACAACGAGCAGGACCCGAGCGGCCAGACGATCTTTACGGTATCCCGCTTGGAGGGAGAGGTGGAGTTGGCTGATCAAGACTTCCTCTATACGGACACTCTTAATTCGGGCAAAACCGTTGAGGACGAAATGAACGCCCGAAATAAGGTGTTTGTCCGCCTTACGCTATCCGGAAACACCAAAATCGTCGACTCTTCCGGAAGCGAGTGGTTGAAGATCCGCCCCGTCGTCGAACAGAATTACAATCCGACGACCGACGATGCGCTAGTGGGGTCGAGCCTGCGGTTCACACACCCCGACTCTGGTGGCACGCAGCGCCCGGCGTAACCCTTGACACAGATCCGTTTCAGCTATGGCCTTCGTTGGCGCTTTACGTCGGTTCGGCCTCATCAACGACGCGACCTCTCCACTGGAGCGCGTGTTCGTGGAAGAGGTGTCCGACGAGACCAGCGGCGAAATCCGGCAGGTACCTGATACAGAGCAAGACCCACAAGGGCGCACCATATTCACGGCGTATCGGTCGGAGCTTACGCTTTCGGCGCTGGACATCGGCGGCATCCCTCAAGTATCTGCCTGGATGGAAGCCCGCAGCAAGGTGAAGGCTGTGCTGGAAGTGCCCCGGGCAGCTGTCATGTGGACGACACCGACGCGGATTACAGTCGGCGGGGGATATAGCCCAACGGAGGTAGCCCTCCAAAAAGCCGAGTATAGCATGACGCTAGAGCAGGGGGGCAAGGGCGGCCACGGCGTCGTGCTGACGCGCAATGCTCTCGCTCCATACTCGGATCAAGGCACGATCAGCCAAGGGGTTGTGTGGCCGATTGACGGATCGGAGCTCACGCTGTCTGCTTCATTTGGCGGGGGCGGCGGCACCGTGTCCCTTGAGGCCCAAGACGCTGGGGGCATAGCGCTAGATTCGTCCTCAACGACCAGTTCGTCGAGCGGGCGGGCATCGGCTGTGCTTATCACTCCGGCTGACACCCACATTGTGCAGGTAGATGTGAGCGGTGATGCGCCCACGGATGCTGCGCTTCGGCTTGACGGTGACACGACTTACGCTCCCAAGTAGCTTTGACTCATGGCAATTATTTCCGAGTTTGGCTTTCCGAGCTTGGCAGAGTTGCCCCGCTACACGGCCGACGTGCTGCGTGTTGAGTGGGAGCAGGACCGCGACTCGTATCGCAGGCTTGATGACATAGTGGAAACAGATGTTCGTGCGCAGCGGGCGATCATCAGTTGGGAGGGGGTGCTCGTCGCCGAGAATGCCGACGCCCAGGGCGTCGGCGCAGCCGCCCTCTACGAAAAAATCCGAAGCGAGCGCGCGGCGGGGAACGACGTGACGCTTGAACCCGACATCAACGCTCGGGATAGCTCTAATAACCACATTTTCGTCGACATCGTGACGAGTGGAGCCCCGCCGGCGGCGTTCCGCACAGAGCAATCATCAGAGCGCCTACGTAGAAGCCTTCAAGTCGCGTCGCGAAAGTGGTTTAACCCCGGCAGCTCGACGGTTGAGAGCCTCAATGAGCTATCCAGCAAAGAACCTCTGACCTAATTAATACAACCTATGCCGTATCAGATTCTCGCCGACACCGACCGAGAATTTGAGGTCGTAGAATACCCGACGCATCGGCAAGAGAAAGAGCTGCACGAGCTTTTTCGGAAGACCGCCGACGTGATCGTCAGTCGCCAGACGAAAGAGCGGGTGTGCGACCGGTGGGGGTGGTACGACGAAGTGGGGACCAAAGAGGAAGGCACCGAGCGTGATTACAGCGACTACATCACAGGCGAGGTGACCGATCAGGGCGAGTACCACCTCCGGCTCGCGAAGATCATTTTCGAAGATGCTGAGGACCTTTCCTCGTCGGACGTGCTGGACATGCGGCCCGGACTGGTGCAGGAGGCGCGCGTGGATTTTATCGGCGGCTGTCAAGGGAGAAGCGGCGCGCCGGACGCATCTTCGACCGAGGAACTACAGAGGCTAATGACATCCCTCCTCGCCCAAAACGGTCCGACTACGACGACCACCAGCCCTCCCAGTACAGCCGAGCGCTAGATCGCTGGTACGAAACCCTCGCGGAGCTACGCGGCGAGGTGGCAGGGGAGACGCACCCGTTCGATGCGTTGCTCCTCAGCTACGCGGACAGCGCGCAGGAGTGGCAACGGCTCCGCGACCTTCCTCGCTCGGAGGCGGCGACATGGGTGGCGCAGAGGCGAGTAAGACCATCAGGTTGACTCTGGTGTAGCCCACTTTTGACAGAGGGTGATGTGAGCAGGCAAGAAGGTGCAGGGTGCTTAAAAATCGGCTAGTGCGTCTCGGATTTCGCAGAGAAGTTGGAGCAGGCGTGCCCAGAGCCCTAGAAACACCCCGGCAAGAATGAGGCTCGGCACAGAAAAGATCTTCGGCGGCAGCACAGAAGACTCGGGGAGAAACGCCAAGATAAGACCGAGGAAGACGCTAAGGGCGGAAAGCAAATAGGAAGCGATACGCATAGCGTTACACCGTTATGGCTGAAAGAGCAGTAATTCGACTGGAGGTCAAGTCGGGAGAGGCCCGCGCAAAGCTTGAGCAGGTTGAGCAGGGGCTTGAAGAGATAGACATTGCCGCCGTGGAGGTCGGGGACGGCTTTGAGCGGATGTCCAACGTGGTGGTACAGGAGGTGACTGAGTCGAGAGCTGAGATCCAGTCGATGGCCTCGGCGACCCGGGACATGGCGTCTGCGTCTTCGACGGCCAACAACTTGACCTTCGAGCTGACGAACCAGCTCCAAGACATGCAAGCCGCCGGTATCCAGGGCGCGACGAATGCGATTCCCATGATCTCGGAGCAGTTCCTGCGGTTGAAGAACCAAGCTGGCAGCACGACGGGAGCCCTCTCCCAGATGCTGTCCACCTTCACCGGTCCCACGGGTATTCTAGCAATTGGCACACTTGGGCTTCAAGCCCTTCCGTCGATAATTGACTTCTTCAGTGGCGTCAGAGAGGAGGCGGAGAAAACAGCCGAAGAGGTAGAGCAGTCATTTTCGGATGTAGCAGAGGCGATCACCGATTTTCAGCAGTTTGAGATCGCTGGCGTCTCTATCGGCCCACAAGATGTCGGCCCAGCGATCCAGCAACTTCGTGAAGAACGTCGGCGCATTCAATCCCGCCTACAGGTTCTTCGAGATCAACTGGAGGAAGAGCAACAGCGGGTTGGCCGAGGAGCGGCTGCGCAGCAGCAGTTCCAGCGGCAAACCTCTGACATCCGTGCGCAAATTAGTCAACTGGAGAAGCGAGATGATCAGGCCTCAAACTTTATCGACAAACTCGAAACCCAGCGGCAGAAGTACCGACAACAGCTTGACCTCCGTCGGCTCATAACTGAAAATACGAGTTTAGCTGTTGATGAGCAAGGCACCCTGACAGAAGAAACCGGAGACACAGCAGACGAAGCTGAACGAATCAGTGAAGCCCTCCAAGAGATTCAGCGAATCTCGGCCGCGATCGGCGGCACAATGCAGCAGGACCGCGCCGGTGCTGTCTTGGCCGACCCGCAACGCGACCTCCGCGCGAATCTTCGCCAAAGTATTCAGGACTCGCGGCTGGTCGGTAGTGACAGAGAATTAGGACGACGCCCGATTGGCTTGAGTCCATCCGCTCAAGGGTTGCAGGCTGCTCGTGCAGCAGGGATTATTGATGAGTTTCAGAAATTCCCTGAGCTTCTGGACTCGATGGAAAAAAAGCAAAAGCAAACTTTCGGGCAAGGAATCCAGCTCGCAGCACAGCTCGGCACGACTTTAGATCAAGCCTTTGAGCAAGGCATCGACAGTGCAGAGGAATTTGCAAAGACCGTGCTTCCACTGCTTGGGCAAATCATCGGAACGGTTGCTGGCGGTCCCGCCGGTGGAGCCATCGGAGGCGCGGCCGGACAGATCGCCGCGTTGCCGTTTGCCGAGGGCGGCGAGGTTCGCGGCCAAGGAGGGACGACGGAGGATCGTATTCCGGCTTTGCTCAGTGACCGAGAGTTCGTGATGCGTGCTGCCGCGGCCCAGGCCGCGCCCCAGCTCGTGCGCCTCATTAACGAGCATCCTGAGGCAGCCCAGCAGCTTGAGCAGCAGGTCACCCAAGGCGGCATTGCGCAGCCCCCGCAGGCCAACCAGGCCGTCGGGACGACTGGCATCGGGAGGACATCGCGCATCGCGGAGATGGGCCGGAAGCAGATGCGCACCCGGGCAGCCGATCACATCCCAACAACCAGAGGCGGGACGCAGGTCGTGGGCCGACAGGAGACGCAGGATATCATTAAAGAGGCCTCGTCTACCCCTCAGATGGACATGGATCCTGTCGTCCGGAAGCTCGATGAGGTGGCCGCCCGCGTGGAGCAGATGGAGCTTCGGATTGATACGTTTGGTCTCAACGAAGAGCTCAGCAAGGTCCAGTCGGAGGAGCAGCAGACTGCCGTTACGGAATATCCTGAAGCATGAGTTTCGCCACGTTCACCGACATATCGTTTAGCGCCGCTGGCGCAAACTGGACGGCTGAGGTAGAGCTGTGGAACGGTAGCTCTGCGTCAAACACGTTTCGGCTCCTCAGTGGCCGCAGGCGAGTGGGAAAAAAGCGAATGAACCCGTTGAATCCCATTTTGCCGACGACAATGCGGACGGAGGTGTACGACGAGAGCCGTATCATCCATAAAAAAATCCAAAGCAATGACTTGAGTGATCTAAGGTTGACGATCACGCGGGACGGCACGACATGGTTTCGGGGATTGCTTAAGAGCGTTGATGGGGGCGCGAATGTGCGCCACGACAACCCGAAGTTGCGTCTTGTGTGGAACGATTGTCTGCCATTTCTAAAAAGCCAGCCTTTTCGCTTTTCGGGCCGCTCCACCACGCTTGACGCGGTGACAGAGGTGCTATCTAACAGCAGGAGCGGCCTTGACGGCCGTATCGCTCTAGCATGGGAGGACACCGCGGCCGATACCTCTAACGGACGCAGCGAAGCGTTTCAGCACGCGCACGGGCAGGAACTACAGCGCGGCTCTCAATATGACTGGCTGACTCAAACGGCGAAGTATTTCAACCTCCAAATTTTCCAAGAGGACGGGTTGTGGCGGATTATACACCGGTCGTACCGGGATGCCTCCTCGCTTGACTACGAGCAGACCGATGGCACTACCGGCTCCGTGTCGCCTAGCGTATCCATCAGTGACAGCGACTGGTACTCAGGGCAAAAAAGCGAAGTGCTAGAGGAGTCCCTTGATCCGAAGGAATGGGTCTTCAACTACGAGACCAGCGCCCCGCCGTTTAACGGCGATTTTCAGCGATCTACGACTGTTTTTGGCGGTAGTGCGGAGGCTCCCCAGCACTGGCATGTGTCGAGCACAAATCTCTTCAACGCTGCTGAGAATCGCGTTGAGATTGCGGGGTCCAACGGGATTGATACGGCAACCCCACAGGAGGTCGAGCGGCCGCTGGAAGACCTGTTCCAATACGACGACACAAGCCGCGATGAGGTGACTCTGACGGCCAAGGGCACCGTTGTGGTTAATGATACCGGTGAGGCAGGGTTTGTAGATGTATCAATCGTCAGGCTTATTGCGGTCCAGCCAGAAACCGGGTCGACGTTTTATTACGACTCCGGGTCAAACAGTTGGGATAATAGCTCACTGCAAGAGATCACCGTTTCGATTGAGGAAAGCAACAGCGGGACACAGGACCGGGACTTTACGCGATCCCTGCGCATTGAGGCGCCCTCTCCGACAACAGCGGAGGAAGACTTTATCTATCAAGTCCAGCTCATAAGTGAGCAGGATCCAGATGGGGACGGAAATAATGAAATATCCGAGGTCCGATTCGACTCAGTAAAGTTCACCGACATCACGCGTAATGCGAACGAAGATCCCAAAATTCCTTCTGGGGCGGGGTATGAGCTTGAAGGGCTAGGAGAAGAGGCAAGCGAGTCGCTTTCGATTGGAACGGTCCGCTGGCCGGGAGATGAGCGTGAGGCGCTAACGGGCAAAATCACTCTCCGGTATCTTGACTCAAACGGGGATTGGAGGCCACTACACTACGGAAGTAACGCCAACCATGCGTCTCGCTCATACGACGCGTTGAAGGGGCTGGACGAGCTGCGTATGCGAGACCGCTATGCGATGTGGAGTAGGCCACTAAGCCAGCTTATCGGAGTACAAAAATGGAGTGTTTTGAGTCTGCGGGACACAATCTCATACGATGGCAAGACGTATCTGCCCTATTTTATCGACCAGTGGTTGCGCTCAGAATACCGTGTGGTGGGCTTAGTGGAGCTCCGAAACGATAGTGTGACAAACAACGACATCGAATTTCGACCAGAGCCATAATCTCATGGGTATTGCTTTGCTGATTGGAATCGCCGTAGGGGTCATTTTCGGCTATGTAATTTGGGGATTTGAGAGACCGTTTTTCGGCACGTAAGCAAGATGGTTATGCCAGTATACATCCCAGAAGACTCTAACCGGGGCGGCGATGGGGGTGCTCTGAGACGGGCACACTCGCTACGGGCATACGTACAGGCACACAACTTGCACAATGTGCGGTTAATATGGTCGATACGGTAGGTGAAAACGGAGTTCACGTTATTGAGGTTGAGCCACAAAGCAGTGACCTCAAAGGTAGCGATGTGACTGTGCATTACGTGCGTGGCGACATGAGGGTTATGGGAGATACGCAACCCGGCGTTGTGGAAGGGGCGACGATGGTTTTCGTCACTGACTTTGAGGACAAACAGATTAGCCCGGGGCTTTGGCGCTTCGAGTTCACACGTGATGACTCAGGGGTGACGCGCCAGGTGGGGGTTGAAGGAGAAAGAGGAAACCAAAAGACGGTTCAGGTTACCGATGCCGGGACGATATGATAAGGGTCGTTGAGGCCATTCAGAGGGGGCGGATTACGATTATCGACACGGGTACGGTCCTTCGGAAAGGCCAACTGAAACTTGATTTCCGACAGCGCGAACACATGGTTGCTGCAGCGATCCTCGCTCAGCAACCGGGGGCGACCATTGAGGGAGGACAACTTACCCTCGATTTCCGGCAACCTGGACATATGATCGCGGCAGCGGTCATGGCTCAGCAACCGGGAATAACCTTCGAGGGGGAGGAGCAACTTAGCTTTGATTTTCGACAACCCGAACACATGATCGCCGCAGCCATCATCACTCAGTAATAAAAATCCAGTAGTACAATGGCTACAGAGACATACAGCGTCATAGAAGGAGACGGATCCTCCAATGAGGTCACCCTTACGAGCGACCCCGTCGAGGACTCAACCGTTCAGGCCGTCAAAGACGCAATAGGTGATGAGACGGCTGCGTCCGAGGAGCGCGACGCGGGCACCTCAGCGACGCAGATTGAGCGCTTGACTGCGGTCGTTTCGCTCCTCATGGACGTGCTTGCAGGTGGGGACGCGACTGATCGGCTGCGCGTTGGAATACAGGAGCAAGACGGAGACCTCACGGTCACCCTTGACGGGGAGACCGTGAGCATTGACCAGCTTCCGTCCCTCCCTGCTGGGGGGAATAAGATCGGATCTGTCGACATTTCCAGCTTCCCTTCGGCCCTCGTCAACAACAACGACGAGGTGAAAACAACTGCATCGGTCAACGTCGGCAGTGTCAAGCTTGAAGCCGACGACTCGCAAGGAAATGGTGTTGTGCCGCTTTATCGCGAAGACGGAACGAACTATCTTGGCGTCGTCGATAAGTCGCAAATCGACGAGGGGAATAATTCGATCCGCTCCTTTTCTGCGAAATCGCAGACGGCCGCCTTCGACTCGCTCAACGCGACGACACAGCAGGTGAAGGCGTCGGCCGGAGAAATTGCGGACCTGCACTTCACGAATCCGAACGGGTCGCTCGTCTACCTGAAGGTCTGGTACAGTACCGGCAACACGGCGGGGACCGACGACGCTGATGCCGTCTATGGCATCCCCGCAGAATCCGGATTTAGTCCTCATTTCGACTCTATTGAGGCGGCAAGCGGGATTGAGGTAGCTGCAACAGCGAACCCTGCGCTGGGCGATGGGACCTCCCTCAGTACACCGATTGCGGGAACTGTTCACTACCGCTGACTGCCGCTCGCCTACCGCCTAATTTTAACCCCAAAAAATAAGAACTCATGGCAAATCCAGTAGACGTTCTTATCTATAGAAATGGGAATGATGATGCTGAAGCTCGTGATCGCACAGCCCTTGGGACTACAAAGTGGACACGTTCGATTTGGAACCCCGGGGATATTCATGTAGACAATGTTAACAAGGTAGCTTACATTACTCACGGTGGGGCTGTAGGGAAGTTTGCCACATCGGACGGATCTACTGTATGGGATGAGGAGTCATTCACGTCGGATGTTTTTGGGGTAACCCTTGTGAACGGGAGTTTGTATATCTCTACGGACGCCGGGGAGATTCACAAGCTCGATCCTGCAGATGGAAGTGAGATCACAGGGGGGAGCTATCCGATAAGCATTGCCAACTCAGACCACGGAGTGTTAGGGGGCAGCAGCGCGAACGATGAGATTTACCTAGGGTCTACGGGGGGGAAGGG